GAGGCGGGTTGGCTTAATAAGTCAAATTGGCATCGGGTAGATGGCGCAAGTTCAAATTATAATACCAAAATTGGCGAATACACAGGAGCGAATTTCCAAGTAGGGAAATTGATTTTTGAAATGTGCGAGCATTATGGAATCGATGCAATACTTGTGAAGCCGAAAAGCCGAAAGTTAGATAGTGATCAATTCAAGCGGGTTACTCGATACGAAAAGCGAACGAATCAGGAGAAAAGAGACGCTTGTATGTTGGTTTTTGGGTTTTAAAAAAAAGGTAAAAGTTAAAAATTAATTTAATCAATAAGTAAATAATAGAATATGAGAAAAAATTTAGCAGTAAGGGCTTTGGCATCAGTACTTCCATTTTTAGCAGGCTCTCGAAATAATGATGTCGTGAGTGATGAACTTCCAAGCGCACAAAGAAAAAATAACTCCTACAGACCAACACCAACGTTTTTCGGTAGCGGTGTAAGCCCAAAATTATTTGGCGAACGTGTTTTTCACGGCAAATGAAAATCCACGCAAAACGCAGAAATAAGGTTGCGTTTGGGTAAATGATTCCAAAATAGAACAGGCGTAATTAAGTCGACATGGTTACGCATCGAAGCAACGAGATTACAGACTGTTTAACAGTATTGGCGTGGAGGCTCGCTAAATCGTTAGTTAGGACGGTTCTACAGCGTTTTGTATTTCAACTATAGAAAAAACGGGGGATTGGCGCAATGGTAGCGCGTTGATGAGCATAATAGCAAAAGGCAAAGGTTGCATGTTCGAGTCCTGTATCCTCCACAAGGTAGAACAGAGCTAATATGAAACTCTTTGCTTGTCGGCAAGGTAGCTATCCTGTTTGAGTGATTCAAAGCGCTCAGTTCTGTTCAAGAGTCTTTCATTTGGGCGCAAAAACAGGTAAGACTGACACCTCGGAAAGACGGGGATATTTTTTTAAAAAGACAGAATAAATGCTAAAAACAGTTGGAAATATAGTCACGGTAAACGGTATTGAAACGAGAAACGCGGAATTGATCGGGTTGGCTTATTTGGATATGATTTCCAACGATGGAATTTGCAACACTCAGATAAATGAATTGAAAAAGCGGTTTAAAAAATACATTTCGGATAACGGATTGAGAGTAACACCAGAGCGTAAAAAACTGCTTTCGGTTCTTTTGTCAATGAGTAGCCCAACGCCTGTAGAGTTTGCTCAAAAAGTGGCAGGAATGAATATTACAGTTGCCACCGCTTACAACTTCATCAATCTATGTAAACGGGCAAAAATCATCGAGCAAATTCCGGAGCAATATTATTGCAATGTGAATTTAACCCGATAATAACAAAATGAAAAAAACAGGAATTGAATTAATCACAGAAGAGCGTCAGAAGCAAATTACAAAACATGGTTTCACAGGTGAACACCATGCGAATCATCCTGAGTGGTATGACAAAGGACAGTTAATAGAAGCCGCAAACACACTTTCAATGAAAGTTATCAATCAATGTAGCGTGCCTTTAAATTGGGATATAGCTTGGTTTTCAAATTTAGTCAACAGAAGCTATGAAGAAAGGTTAGTTATAGCCGGTGCATTGATAGCTGCTGAAATTGATAGGCTTCAAAACGTTTAATAAATAACCATAACCATAACCATCCATAACCATGAGTAGTAAATTAATTGGAAAATTTCACGAAGCCGAACAAGCGTATTTCTTGGCCAATCTAACAAGTGATGAAGGTGCTTTTGAAGGGTATCAACTTATCAGTTTTGAATTAGCTGTAGAGTTTGGCGAATGGCTAAACAGAAAATGCAAAAAGCTACCAAATGATAAATGGTGTTTGAAATTGGTAGATGATCGTGACCAAAAAAACCACATAACAACCGAAAAGGCGTTCGAGATTTTTAAACATCAAAGAGGGTATTAATCATGAATAAAACCATCATCACAGGAAACTTAGGAAGCCCAGCGGAGGTTAGAACACTTGAAAGTGGTACAATTGTTATCGCTTTTAGTGTTGGTGTTTCAGAGTCATACACCAACAAACAAGGTGAAAGAGTGACAAATACAACCTGGTTTAATTGTTCCAAATGGGTACAGGCAGGACAGTCTACTAAAATAGCCGAATACCTAACCACCGGTACAAAGGTATTGGTTGAGGGAAAAGTTTCGGCACGTGGATACATGAAAGGCGATAACACCGTTGGAGCATCCCTTGAATTGAATGTACGTGAAATCGAATTACTCTCTCAAAAAAGCAACAATAATTCAAATAATCAGAATAATCAGAATAATCCACCACAGCCTACACCGCCACAGAATAACTATGAAGCATCGGGATTACCAAATTATGGTGCGGATTTAGGTATCGGTCAAGAAGAGCATGATGATTTACCGTTTTAGACTAATTAAAGTATTGAAACTATGAATCACACACTAGCAGCTATATTCTTGTCATTATACCTCGTTTCAATTGTTTGGGTGGCTTATTCGTTGATTACAGCCGAATTGATTGAAGATGATGAAGAGTTGATTTATACAACTGATGATATTCGGAATATGGAGGTATTTGAAGAGGAGGTTTTGAATTAATAAAAAAAAAGAGAAAAGGTTATGCCAATTAAAAAAGGTTACTCAAAAAAAAGCATTTCATCGAATATTCGATATGAAATGAAAAAAGGAAAGTCTCAAAAGCAATCTGTAGCAATAGCGTTAAGCGTTGCTAAAAAGGCTAAGGCTTCGGCTAGAAAAAGAAAAAAATAATATAGGGAATACGCAGGCTATTAACAAAGTTACAGGAGTCACTAAAAAGCAGGAGGAATTTGCTCAGGCATACGTCCGCTGTGGTAATGCTACCGAAGCGTATAGAGAGGCTTACAGTACGGCTAAAATGAAGCCTGAGACAATTCATGTAAATGCTTGTAATTTATTGAATAATACTAAGGTGGCAATAAGGATTAACGATTTACAGCAAGAAGCCGCCAAAATCGCAAAGGAAAAGTTTAAGGTTGATTCTGAATCAATCCTTAGACACCTTACCATATTGAGTAATGCTCGAATCGATGAATACGTGAAGTTTGTTTACGAGAAAGTGCAAACATCAAAAACCGATGAAGATGGAGAACCTATTTATACTGAAGTTCCAAGATTGATTTTCAAACCATTCGACGAATTGACCGAGGAGCAGTTAATGTGTATCGAATCCATCAAACAAAACCGCTACGGTGAGGTTGAATTGAAGCTACACGGCAAGGAGTGGACTATTGAAAAGATCAATAAGCATATCGGGTTCTATGAAAAGGACAATAAGCAGAAAACAGCACCATTGTTTGAATTTGACACTTCAAACCTAAATGAAGAGGAGCAAAAGTCATTGTTTGAAATATCCATGAAGTTGAAACCAAAGGAGAATAATAAGGGCTAAAAAAACAAATAGTATCGATAATGTTTACACAGGAAGTCATAGACGAAATTCAAAGAAATCATAGCCGTAAAAGGTTCTATGATTTTGTTCGTTTATTCTGGCACGTCATCATTCCTGAGGAGCCTGTTTGGAATTGGCATATCGAATATATATGTGATGAACTGCAAAAGCTTTTACCATACTTGAAAGAGCGATTGCCAAAGCCTTACGATATTTGTATAAACATTCCCCCAGGAACATCTAAAAGTACAATAGTTACTATTATGTTTCACCCTTGGTTATGGACCAATGATCCTACACTCAGAATAATCTCAAATTCATATTCTGCATCAGTATCAGAAGAGCAATCGAGTAAGAGCCGTGATATTATTCAGTCGGACCTATATAAAAGGCTTTTTCCTGAGGTTGAAATACGTAAGGACAAGAATACTATAGTAGCTTACGAAAACACATGCAGAGGCGCAAGATATACAACGTCCACAGGTGGAGCGATTACAGGTAAGCACGGCCATTTGATTTTAAACGACGACCCTTTGAACCCAAAACAGGCCGCTTCAGATGCTGAACGTCATACAGCCAACGAGCATACAAAAACATTATCGTCTCGTAAGATTGATAAAGCAAACACACCCACAATAACTATCATGCAGCGGTTACATGAATTGGATGTGACTGGTTATATCCTATCTAAAAAGTCGGACAAAATAAAGCATATATGTTTACCCGCTGAATTATCAGATAAGGTGAAGCCTGCTGAACTAAAAGAAAAGTATGTTGACGGGTTACTAGACCCAATTCGTTTAAGTAGAGATATCCTTACAGAATCAAAAATTGATTTAGGTACTTACGGATATGCAAATCAGTTCGACCAAGCGGCCGCTCCAGATGGTGGTGGTAAATTGAAAAAAGAGTGGTTTGAAATAATCGATTGGAAGCCTGAATTTAATTCGATTGTTTGGCATACGTCTATCGATTCAGCTTATTCTGAAAGCATGGACAATGATGAAAGTTCTTTTCTACAATGGGGCGACTATAACGGAGAAATAATAATCCGTAACCAAGAGTCGGTGTACATGGAATTCCCGGAACTTGTTAAGCATACGAAATCGTATCCATACCTGCATGGATATACGGACCAATCAAAAATATATGTTGAACCAAAAGCATCAGGAAAATCATTGGTCCAACAAGTTAAGCGAGATACTAAAATGAATATTCTTGAGGACACGCCACCGCATAAAGACAAAGTGGCGCGTGTTGATGACGTTTCCCCAGTTTGCGAGGCTAAGAGGGTGAAATTGATTAAAGGACCATGGAACGAACCGTTTCTTGATCAATTGGCCGCATTTCCAAATTCTTCTCAAGATGGAAAGGTGGATACTTTGGTTATTGCGATTAACAATTCAGTTTTAAGAAAGAAAACACACAAGATTTCAAAAACATCTGACACAACAATGAAATCGATTAATTATTAAAAAAAACATTTAAGTAAACGAAACGATGAACGAATACGATGAAATATTAGGCTTTCTCGAATCTGATTTTGCGGTTGCGGTTTCAAAAATCAAACCTCAAAACACGGATAAAAACGAGAAGATTGGAGACTATCGAAAAGAGTACGCAGAAAATGAGCGTGACTTTCGCGATATGCAGTTAGGCAAAATTCAGAAAGATAAAAACATTCAAACCGAAAACGGTTCAAAATTAGTCCGTGTTGTAAAAGTACCTATTGCCTTTGCAAAAAAGATTGTGCGAACTGCTACGGCTTTTGAAGTAGGTAAACCGCCTGTTCTTATTCCATCTGAAAAGAACAACCTTACAAAGCTTGTGGAGTTGATTTGGAAAAATTGCAGGCTTGATCATATCATTTTTGAAATGATACGATTCAAGAAATCAGAAACGCAGTCTGCAGTTCAGTTCTACATCCAAGACGTTGAGCCTACAAGCTTCTTTGCTAAGATGCTTTCAAAGTTCGGTATTACCAACAAAAAAACCATTCGAACAAAACTGCTCGATAACAATGACGGTCAAATGTATCCTTACTTTGATTCTCAAAATAATCTAATCCTTTTCATGTGGGTATACGATTACAATTCGGGAAACAAAAAAACAACCTATTACGAGGTTTGGACAAAAGAAATCATGTACAGATATTCGTTAGAAAACGGCTCGTACACTCTTATCTCAAATAAAAAACACGGATTCGATAGGATTCCAATTGTCTATGTAAGTCAAGAACAGCCTGAATGGTTTGAAGTAAAAGAACTTATTGACCGATACGAGGTATCATTGAGTAAACTGGGTTCGTCAAATGATTACTTTGCGCATCCTATTTTGGCCACTTATGGGGAGGTTCAGAATTTACCTGATAAAGACGAAAGCGGAAAGGTTATCAATTTCCCTCGCATAGTGGACGAAAATGATCCTACGAAATACTCCAACGGTGATGCTAAGTTCTTGACCGCTGACGGGGATAACGCAGCCAAAACACTCGAACTCGATACATTGTACAAGAACATTCATTCGATGAGTTCGACACCGGATTTATCTTTTGAAAACGTAAAAGGTTTAGGAACTGTTTCAGGCGTGGCCATGAAGTTGATGTTTATGGATGCTATTATCAAAGCATTATCAAATGAGGGTGAAAACAGGACTGCTGTAGAGCGTATGTTGAACATCATAATATCGGGTATCATCAACACTACAAACGTAAGTTTGAAATCACAATCAAACAATTTGTACTATGATGTGAAATTCAATTCCATCATCCCGTCAGACTTCAAAGAGATTGTGGATTGGGTTACATCGCTACGCGATAAAGGCATGCTTTCAAAAGAAACTGCATTGTCTTTGTTGGATATAGTTGATGTACAGGCGGAGTTACAAAAAATAAAAGAAGAGGCTGCGCAACAACAACCAACAGCTTAACCATTGATTTAATTTAATCTAAAACTATAACTATTATGAAACGATTTATTGAATTGAAACGGCATTTGCATTTACTAACATTGCCTTTGTCTTTGTTTTTCATTACCCTGTTCAGTGATTTTAATTATTTCCAATTTGGGGAAAATGGATGGGTATTGCGTACGTGCGTGGCAATCGGTGCAAGTGCTGTTCTTGGATTTCTTGTTGAAGCAAAACAAGGCTTTCAAGGTGCTAATAGAACATGGTCAGAAATGATTGGGGCTTTTCAAGATATGATAACATGCATTGTTGGCGGGGCTATCGCTTGTGTATTTTATTTTGTATTTAATCTTGGTTATTGGTCGTCTTTAATCATTGCTGTAATCATTGGACTCATGGAGTTGTACCGTCGAAAATACATTCTGAAAAAAAAGAAATAGAACATTAATCATTCCCGATGCCAAGGGTTATAAAGTGGCCAATATAAATCATGTCAAAAGTAAAAGTAAACGATCCTGTATTGTTTTACCCGTCAGAAAGAACTTTGAAATCTTTCAAGAAAAAGAAAAGAGAGTTTTATGCTGCAGTTGTTACTGACGTAAACAAAGATACTGTTGATTTGACCGTGTTCGGAGTTGGCGAAGTGGTACACGTTGCAAACATCAAAGATGTTGAATACGCTGAGGCGGGTCGCTCGTATTACGTAGCAAATTAATAAATCTACCGCCTCGGTAAGCTGGGGCGGTATATTTTTCCAAAAAACAACAATTATAAACCAAAACCAATGAGAAACCTATTCAAAAAGATATTCGGGCGTATAGGGTATAGCCTAAGCCCAACGGTAAGAGAAAAAACGGATTCAGTTGTAAAATCCCATGAAAAACTCATCCAAGAGTATTACCGTATCCGTGAAAAGAAATCGCTTTTAAGCGCATCACAACGAGAGGAAGTAATTGTAAAAGTGCATGCGTTAATCGCAGCGGGTCATATCAAATCCGATGACTCTAAACAAGTAAAAGAAATCGTTCAAGAACCTGTGTTGAAAAAAGTGTGATATGTACATCATATCTGGAATTGCAATTGGCGTTTTTTACCTTATTTACTTCTTGGACAATCTAGACCAATGGGATGATTTTTAAATACTACATTCAATAAACCCGCTTCAATACGAGGCGGTTTTTTTATGCAAATAATTTTTATTTAGACTGATTAAGAATAAGAAAAAAAATGTATACATTTGTTTCAATATTAAATCATTAACAAATCATTTTAACTATGGCAGTAGAAAAAAAGAGAGTGATTGACAGAATTAAGGCTAAATGGCCTAATCTGAATCTTTCACAAACAAGGTTAGACGCACTTGCGGATAAACTTGCAAAAGTACCGGCAGATGATGCGGATGACGCGGCAGTAGATGCTGTTTTGGACGCTCAGAATGACGTTTTAGCATTTGAAGATATTGCTAAAATGGACGACAGAACTCGGACATTGGAAGCTGAAAACAAAAAGCTAAAAGATGCTCAACCGCCAACACCTCCAACGCCACCGACACCACCTGCGCCTCCAGCTCCCGATGATGCGCCTGCATGGGCAAAGTTATTAATTGAGAGCAACAAGAGTTTGCAGGAAAAAGTAGAGTCGTTGGAAAAAGGAAAAACACAGGAATCAAACCAAAGTAAACTTAAGGACTTGTTTTCAAAGTCAGATGTTTTCAAGGCACTTAAGCCCGAACAGATTGCCATTTTTGAGCGTTCTGTTGATTTTGATTCTGAAACTCCTTTAGAGGACCAAGTGAAAGCACTCGAAACTACAGCACAGGGATTTATCCAAACAAGCAACGACAACCAAGATTTTGGTGGTCCTGCTGGTGGAGGATTTAAACCTGCAAATGTAGACAAAGAAGCAATCGAGGATATGCTCGATGAAAGGCTGTAGGTGACTTGTATTTGTTGATAATGAAAAGCAAGTAAAAATTAAGTTTAACAACAACGTAAAAGTTTAAGATTATGTCGGGAACAGCCGCAAATTTGAACAATACTCCTGAAAATTTTGACACAGGCAAAGAGTCTGTAGTTATCGCTCTTAATTTAGAGGATCTTCCAGGAGGTAGAACTTTGGATGTTACAGGATTTTCCCCAGCGTATATCCCTGCGGGTCACCTTATCATCGAAGAAACAGCAACAGGCGCATTGAAGCCTATGCCGGTATCAGGAGCGAACTACGGTTCGTTGCCTAGTGGACACACTTACAAAGGTGTTTTGGTAGCTACTATCGAAACAGCAAAACCTTTTGGTGCAATTATGGTTCGTGGAACTGTAAACAAAAACTGCTCTTACTACGGAATCTCTTCTGTGTTAAGTGCTGTTAGAACTGCATTACCTCTTATTCGATTTACTAACGATTAACATTTTTCTTTTTAAAGATGACACAATCAATTTTTCAAAAGTATTTAGCCTCATTTAAGGCCATCGTTAAATCCATCGAAGAAAGAGTAAATGGTAAAAAAACGACACAGACATATCTATATAAGGATATGTTGAAAAAAGAACTTTCAGTCGATTTGAAATGGGAAACGCTTTCAGTAAACGGTGCAATCGTTGCTGCTGACGTTGTTTCTTTATCCTCTTCATTACCGTTAAAATCTCGTGGGTCTGTGGCTCAAGCGAGTGGGGATATTCCTAAAATCGGTATGAAGAAACAGATGACTGAAAAGCAATTAACCGACATCGACGTATTGAAAGCCCGTTCGGTAAGCGACAAGATTTTAGTTGATAAAATATTTGATGATACAGTAAGTTGTATTCTAGGGATTCACGAGAAGCTAGAGTATATTTTCTTGAAAGGACTTTCATCTGGTGTTGCTTTGGTTGATGATGATACAAACACAGGAACAGGTATTCGTGTTGATTACGGTTATTTGGATGCCAATAAGTTCGGAGCAACTACTGCAGCATGGTCAAACCCTGCTACAGCTACCCCGATTAAGGACATCAAAAACGTTTTATCAGTCGCAAAAGCTAGAGGTGTTATGCATCGTGTAATTATGATGGATACTTTGACCTTTGACAACTTCGCACAATCTGCTGATGTTAGAAATCACTTTGCATTCATGATGAATTTTGCAGGAACTAATATTCCTATTCCAAATTTGGAGCAAATCAACAGCATGATGCAGAAAAATTTCAACATCACAATTGTTGTTGTTGATCGTACTGTGACTATCGAGAAAAACGGTGTAAGAACTACAGTAAGCCCATGGGAGGCTAACAAGGTTGTTTTCTTGGAAAACGCCAAAGTTGGTAAATTATGGTACGGTATTCTAGCAGAAGAGTCTCGTTTAAGTCCTAAAGTAATGTATGAGAAATCAGACTTTATTTTGGTTAAAAAATGGTCTACAGAGGAGCCTTTTGCTGAGTTTACAAGTTCGCAATGTTTGGCAATTCCTGCAATCAACAACGTTGATACAGTTTATATTTTAGACTGTGAGGAATTAGCTACAGATGCTCAAACTGAGGGTGACAGTACTTTTGATTATGATGGAAACTCATATACAAAAGCCTCTGTGATTGCAGCTATCAACACAGCTATGGGTAAAACTTTAGCTAAATCATCTAATACAGATACGAAATTACTCGAATACATCAACGCTCTTACTAAGGAACAAGTTGCGGTATTTGAAGCTAATATCACACTAGCTGTATAATTTCCAAACCAAACCCAATAACAACAATACAACGATCGTAAAGTAATGCTTACTCAGGAAACACTTGATACATTAAAGAATAGAGTTGGTTATGGACAGACTTTGGAAGAGTCATTCCCCTTTGCATTGGGGAATGGCTTAACCATCGGTGAATCTGGATTAACCGTTCCTTTTTTTCATGCATTGGCCACGGTTGAAAATCTACACGCTTCATTACCGCAAGTTTTCGAAACGGATGGTGAAAAATCCGCTTTTGAGGCTTTGCTAGAGGATTTGAGGGTTCAATCTGTTGTACGTGCAGTTAACGATGTATTGGAGTGTTCAATTGATTATAACCCCGAATTATCGTATGATGATTTAGTGGTTGCGAATATTGCTCTTTTTGATAATGTAATTGGCTATCGTTTAGCTATTACAATACTTGAAAAGTGTATGACTACCACCCGAACCAATATCGTTGAACGTAACGCAAAACTATCGGTTTCAAACTTAAAACTTGAAATCAATGGCTACCGGAACGAAGCGGGTATTTTGGTTGCGGATGGGTTAGGTATTATGCTTCACAAGTCAATTAAAAAAGCGGTTCGAAAATTATTCCCAATTAAGCACGTAATTAAGTCGGTCCAGGCTTGGTAAAATATCATGGCACAAAACTTCAATACATACAACATTTCAGGAATAGACAGGCCTATTAAGCTAATTCAAGACGCTTTGTTTAAAGGTTTGAATCTTTCGGATGTTGATTTTTATGGAAGAGTTGAAAAGTCTTTCAGTAAAGACTTGAACGGGTTTGTAGCTGAGGTTTACACGCAAGGTAACGAACGAAAAGAAGTGTATTACAATGACATGAAAGCCAAAGGTGGGAATGTTTTTTTTATCACTTCTGAAAATTCAAATGCCGGTCGTGTTTCTGGTGAATTTGAAAATGATGTCAATATTGTTTTCATGATCAATTTAAAAAAGGTATTCCCGGATGCTTCAAACAGAATGGATACCGAATTACAATCGAAAGTTGTCACGTTGTTAAAGCGAATCGGATACGCTGATATATCCGGAGTATCGACGGGTGTAGAGACTGTTCTTAATGGTTTTGCTATTGATTATATCAAACAATTAAATCAACAGCCATTTCACACCTTTTCGGTCAATGTAAAAGTGAAATTTAATTATAACTCAAATAACTGCTAAAAGAAATGGGCAAACATATTTTAGAGTGCGGAAATACCGAAGAGGTTGGATTCCGTAACACAGGTGCCAAAGAGCAATGTTTGGAGGGTTCAGTAGTTCGTCACGCATTATCAATCGTTTCTCAAGAGTTTGACACTGCACTAGCAGCAAAAGACTTGGATAATTGGAAATCGGCACGTGATGCAAAAGAAATCTTTCCTCTTTTCGAGGTTGATGACTTGGCCAATGCGAATACTGAGGACACCGTAAAAGAATTACGCCTTAGAACTGTAACCACAGCATTAGGCAAAAAAATCCAAACGTTTAACGCTTACATCGGCCTTTGCTCGCATTATGCGTTAAAGTCTTTCCATAACAAGAAAATGCGCTTGTATGGATTCACGGACAAACAAGAAATTACAGGGGCTTCTCCTGATGGTGTAAAAGTTCGCGGTCAATTGGTTTTAATCAAAGTAGGACGTAGAGTTGAGGCAGTTGCTGACACTCCAGCGTATACTCCAGTTACAATCGAGTACGCAGATCACAACGAGTTTGAGGACAACGGTGTAGTTCTTAAACCGGATTGGAGTCATATCGAGTTAGATGGTGTTTTTGACGTGAACCTTGTACAAGTTTCTGCAACTGCATCACAAATCAAATTCCGAGTGATTCAAGGATGCGGTGCCGGTAATGAAGCCGTTACTACATTAGAAAGCGCGGATGTAATTTTGAAAAATGCAGCAGGTTCTGTGCAGTCTCCAACATTTGTAACTGCGGACAGTAATGGTATTTATACTTTGAACGGTTCGAGTTTTGCAAATGGATTTACTGTTTCCCTTAACGGTGTTGTGGCTAAAACCGAGGGAAGTTACGAGGCTACTGAGGTCTTGACCATTGCAGGAATCTAATTCAGTATATGAGTACTGAAACCGCAAAAAAAGAATACCGCAACGACTACGGGGCTATAACGTTTCCAGAAAAGTTTGAAATGACTTACGAGGCGTTTAAAAAAGAGTATGAGGAAACACACGTTTTCCAAAACTTCCACCCCAAAAGCCGTGAAGCGGAACTCAAAAAAGCATTTGCAATAGCCACAGGCAAAAAAGCTACTGAGTAAAGAAAAGAATAAATAAAACAAATCAATCGGAATAGTAATCGCTGTTCCAATTGTGCGGGAAGTCGAAAGCTGACCGTTGTTTACAGGATAAAAGCACTATCGGTATCGTAGTTGATCAGATGGTGCTTTTTTTATAAAATCCAAAACCAAATAAAACAGGTATAATGGGAGTGATTGAAAACCATCTTTCGAAAGTTCAAAGAAGTCTATCCGAGAATAACCTCGAAAAGATACTGTTTTCCTTTCTCAAATCAATCCAATCCGAATTAGCGTCTAAAAACGTTGAGCAGTTGAATAAACAGCATGTCGATATTTACGGTGATGCCATCGGATTCTATTCAAAAACAACTGAAATACTATCGTTTGGCAAAAAGAAAGCCGGACAGCCTTACGATATGAAAGACACAGGCGAATTTCTTTCAAAGTTTTACGCAAACGTATCCAACAACATTATCACCTTCGGTTCTACTGACCCAAAAACAGATGATATACTCGACAATCCAAATCTTTTAAGCGTGGATTTATTCGGGCTTACCGATGAAAACCTTAATGAAGTGATCAACTCAAATATTCTACCGTTTATGCTGCAATATTCGGCCAAAGAACTAACCAATAACAAATAAACCCATGATATACGATAAACTACGAACGCTTCCAAAAGTAATCCAAGAGGAAATTTACGAAACAGGGGATTTGTTTTTACTTACAGATGACCCTCAGAATGCTAATATTGAAGAGTTGGCCGATGTTTGGGTAAATCTATGTGAAGAGTATAACAGCCGTTTCAATAAAAAAGCCAATAACGAGGTATTTGACATTTACAAAATCATTGAATACGAAACAACACGCCACGATATCATTAAAATGGCGGTTGAGTTCCTGCGATTTGATTGGAGCGATGAGGTAGCGAATATATTGGCCGAAAATGGATATCCGATAACCAACGATAACAAATTGTTTGAAAGCCTTACGCGTATCGAGGGTCAATCCAACGGAATCAAAAACAAGATAAAGCTTCTTGAATCAAAACTACCAAAGAAAACCGAATCCGAAAACAAAACATCTATTATCGAAGCAATGACGGCATACATGGCCATTCTGAATGTTTCATTCGATATTAACACGTGTTCAGTTGAGGCTTTCCATGCATTTGAAAAGCAAGTATCCGACAAAATAGAACAGGCGCGCAAGGCTTCAGAGCAGGCGAAATCCAAAGCAAATAATTCTAAGAAACGATAAATACATACATATATCAATTATGGCATCAGGTGCAATACAACGAAAACAGATTATCGAAGACGAGGCTCTCCGATGGGGTACTGACTATGCTAATGAAGTAGCAAAGGCGGTCGAGGCAAACAAATCAATGTTGGCCTCACTTGTGCAATTGAATGAAATTAACCAAAAGGTTAAACGAGCCGAAAACCGTACTGAATTCCTCAAACAGCAAAACGATTTACGAATTGCCTACCAACAAACTACTAACGCACTTAACGAGCAGTTAGTGGCTGAAAAGAATGCGGAGAAACTTCGTCAGGAGGCTTTAAGGACAGAAAAAACCCAATTGGATGTTGAATCCAAACGTGCGACCGCCAAAAAGCGTAACACTCAACTAACCATTGAGGAACGGGTGCAGAATGAGGTTAACAACCGCGCACTCAAACAACAAGCCCGTGAAGCGTTAGGATTGGTAGGTGCATACGAAAAATTGAACCGTAGACGTACCGAGGCGCAAAAGCGATTGATTGACTTGTTGGCCGCTGAGGAAAAAAATACCAAAGCAATAAAAGCCGCTCAAAAGGAATACGATTTACTCGATAAAAAAGTACGAGCGATTGACAATGCTGCGGATATTTACACCAAAAATATCGGTAACTATCAATCGGTTTGGAAAGGTGCTGGCGGTATTTTACGCGAACTTGTTGGGGCGTTTGGTGTTGCTACGGGTGTCGCATTGTTTGCGCAAATGTCAACTGCTATTTTCAATACAGCAAAAGAATTGCAAACTTTGGATTTAGCCTTGAAAAATGTATCAGATTCCCAAGCAGATTACGCTTCAAATGTGATGTTTTTACAGAATCTATCAAAACAATACGGACTTGAATTACAATCGCTAACAAAAACGTATTCTCAATTCTATATTGCTGCTAAAGACAAAATATCTGCGGCTCAGATTAAGGATATTTTCGAGAACATTTCCAAGGCGGCTTCTGCTATGGGGCTTTCAGTTGACCAACAAGAGGGTGCATTCCTTGCGCTTACTCAAATGATGAGTAAAGGAACGGTTCAAGCGGAAGAGTTGCGCGGACAGTTGGGCGAGCGTTTACCTGGCGCATTCGGAATTATGGCTAAATCAATCGGTGTTACTGAGGTTGAATTAAATAAAATGCTGAAAGACGGTAAAGTAATGGCTAATGAAGTTTTGCCAAAATTTGCCCGTGAATTAGCAAATACCTACAATGCGGACACCGCTTCAAAGATTGAAACGATTACCAAAAATACTAACCGTCTTTCAAACGCTTGGACCAACTTTGTTCGCGTATTGACCGAGGGGGATAGTGCATTCACGAAATTCATAAACGGTTCGTTAAAAGTATTTGCGGGTGTTGTTGATGGTATTACTTTATCACTTATGACCGATGCCGAACGTAGAGCGGAGCAGTTGAAATTTTTACAACAGGATGCGTACAATGAGTATAAAAAATCGAATAAAGAATTCAACAACGAATCTTTAAATGCTCAAATAAAATACAACAAAGAGCAGATTCGAGAAAATACCATTATGGTAAATGCTATGATTGCAGAAAATAAAAGACTTATTGCCGCTAACCCCGGATTTGCTAATGGGATATTTTCTGCTAGACAGGAAAATGATTATAAAAAATGGATTGAAAACGCAAAAAAGATAAAAGAAACGAATGATGTTTTGGCCGCATATGTTGGGCAAAATCAGGCTATGCTTGAGGAATTGAATTTACGAAACACCAAAAGCACAACTAAAACGACTGAGTTAACCAAGGAGGAGCTTGAAAAGCAAAAACGCGCCCGTGAGAAAGCCGCTCAGGAGTATATTGATATGCTGAAAAAACGGAATCAGGATGAATTTGAATTGAATAAATTCAGACTTGAGCGTGAAATCTATTACAACCAACTTATTGTAGATGATGAAACAAAAACCATTGACGAAAGAGTAAACGCATATCTTCAAGTGCAACAACTCCAAAAAGGACTTTTGGATAACGAACTCACGTATAACCGAAAATCAATTGCTTTGAATAACGATACTTTAAAAGAAATGAGTATTGCTAGAATTGATTCTACGGTTAAGGCCGCAAACGATGAGGCAAATGCCTTTTTACGTACAGGTGAAATAGTAAAAGGAGCAACCAACGAGCAAATATTGTTGTATGAAAATTATGCCTTAGGAGTTCAGAAAATCAACGATAAGATGGAAACTGACAAGCAAAAGCTTATTGATTCCGAGATTAAAATAATGCAGGAGGGATTGAATCAAAAACTTTTGCTACAGAATACCGAACTCAACCAAAGTATTGAACAGGAAAATGAAATTTATCGCGAAGCTTTGCGATTGGCTGGAAATAATTACGATGAAATTCAAAAAGCCGAACAGGATCATCAGGAACGTCTTTTCAATATCAAAAAGGTTTACGCTTTAAAAGCACTCGACTTACAGATAAAAGAACTTGAAAATCTTATCCGAGTAAATGACGGTAAAGATGAGTCGGAGCGAATTTCTACAGAAGAGCGCACAAAACTCGTAAATCAGTTGGCTAAATTCAAAGCCGAACGAAATGAGGTCGACAAGTTGGATTATGAGACTACAGCGGATGATAAAGTTGAAATTGAAAAGCAATTTAATCAACGGGTTACTGATTTAGCTTTTCAACTTTCAGATAATATCGGAGCGTTAATTGATGCGATGTTTCAACGTAGAATACAGAATATTCAAGATGAAATGGATAAATGGAATTCCTACTATGACGAACAAATACAGTTAGCGGGGGATGATGCGCGCCAAAAGGAATTAATTGAAAAAGAACGTGACCGAAAGCAAACTGAACTTGAGCGTAAACGCAGAAAGGAAGAGTATAAAGCCGCAGTCGCTCAACGAATTATTCAATTGGGCCAAATAACAGCAAATACCGCCATGGCTTCAACCGCTGCGCTGGCACCTCCGCCTGTCGGTTTGGGTCCATTACTTGGAGCGTCATTGATTCCGTTTATTATCGCATCTGGAGCAATTCAGGCTGCTACCATTTTAGCCACTCCACTACCAAAATATAAAGTTGGTCGTAATGGCGGACCTGCTGAGTTAGCGGTAACGGGTGATGGTTATGTAAACGAGGTACTTTCTGACCCCGATGGCTCAAACCCTATTGTTACGCCAAACGTGCCAACGTTAACGCTATTGAAAAAAGACCAAATGGTACACAAATCGCTTGACGACTATTACCGCTTCATGGATGAAAAGAATCTTTCAAATAAAACGCGTGAAGCAATCGAGTTGCACTATATGTTTAATGGCGGTAACGGCTCAGGGTATGACCCAGCTATACTTGACGAGTTGAGAAAAACACGTCAAGAAATTGCAAAAGGTAGAAATGTAGTGATAAACAACAATATTGATTTAGGCTACGAACTTTGGAGAAATCGAAATATTAATTGGAGAGCGTAATGCGTAATTGTATAGTTTATGGATGGATTAGGATTTAATTATTTCAACAGAGTAAAGTACGAATTGTACAACGAGTTGTTTGGAACAGTCGAACTGTTACAAGACCCGAAAGGATGGGATACCGATAGCAAAGAAATTGCTCGCAACGATGACTATTACGGAATCACTTCAAAGTTTTCCAATAATTTGGAGTTTTTCTGGGATGGTGCTGAGTTTATCCGAAACGTAAAAGATGTTCAGGATATTCGTGGCCAAATCATTTTAAGACGATACGAACGCCACCCGAAAACCGACGAATGGACTCAAATCTATTGGGGCTATTTGGATTTGTCTACTTACAGCGGTACAAAGTCTAGTGTAAAGGTTAAATTCAACTCTGGGGGCTTGGAACAGGCGATTAAAAACCGGGAGAGTGAAGACTTTGAAATTGACCGATTAACCACGGTTAACGGTGTACAAATTCCCGCTATCAATACTGTGGATGTTGCTTTGGATGGGCGTAGAATATTCCTCAA